GAGCGAAGCCCCCGTCAGCGACCTAACGATCGACTCCAGCCATGAGTCGCCTGAGCAAATTCAGGCCATGCTGGAGCAGGACGTGGTGGTGGAGTCAACCGCTCCGCCCGTTGAAGAGACGGTCAAAGCCGCGCCGGCCAAGTCCAACAGACGCAGCGACCCGACCGAAGCGGTGAAAGCCGCGGTGGCCAAGCAGCGGGAAGCGGAGCGCCGCGCTGAAGCCGCTGAAGCCCGTATGCAGCAGTTGGTGCAGCCGCTGCCGGTCAACCAGGATGCCGCCCCCGACTGGGCGCGGTTTAAGCAGATGCCTGGCGTGCCCAAGGTCGAGCAGTTTGATGCCTACGAAGACTATTCCATGGCGCTGGCCGCGTTTGTGGCCGATGCCCGACATCAGGAACGCGATGTCGTCCGGCATCAGGCGTATCAGCAGCAGCAAATTGAGCAGTCACAACAGGACCAGCAACAGCAGTGGATGACGCGCTTGCAGGACGCCTCGGCGCAGAACCCTGAGTTGATGGCCTCGTTGAACCCCGATACGCCCATGTCGTTGCCCATGCAGCACCTGGCGATGGATAGTCCGGTCGGCATTGAGATGCTCCAGTGGCTCTCAGCCAACCCCGAAGAGTCTCAGCGTTTGTCCACGCTGCACCCGGCGCAAACCTACCGGGAAATGGGCAAATTAGAAGCACGACTTGAAGCTGCCTCTGTCCGCGGCCCAGCTCGAGTTGTTAGTTCCGCGAAAGCGCCGATCAAGCCGCTCGGTACTTCGCCCCCTATCGCTGACCCGTTCGCCATCTCGGACGACTTGTCGATGGATGAACACTTCCGTCGCATGAACGCTGCCGAACGCGCTGCGGGTCGCATGTAACCCCTCGTCGAAAGGATAGTCTGTGGCTAATACACTCGCAACCCCGTCGTGGACGACCAAGGAAGTCGCCCGCGGTTTTATTAACAAGTTGGTGTTCCTCGCCAACGTTAACCGCACGTACGACTCACAGTACGAGATTGCTGGCGCGAAGGTCGGTAATACCGTCAATGCGCGACTGCCCCAGCGTTTCACTGTGACGGATGGCCAGGCGCTGCAGTTGCAGAACCTGTATGACCAGACCGTGCCGATCTCGCTGACTAACCAGAAGAACGTCGCGTTTGGTTACTCGTCGGCGCAGGCGACCACGGAACTGGACAACATCCGCGCACGCTACGTGGATCCGGGTTCAGAAGCCCTGGCCAACGCGGCGGAAGTGCTGGCGTTCAATGCGGTCTACCGCGACATCTACAGCGCGGTGGGCGTCCCCGGCACTACGCCGAGCGCGACCCTGACCTACCTGCAGGCCGGTGTGAAGCTGACCGACCTCTCGACCCCGCTTAAGGGCCGCGTGGCCGTGCTGGACCCGCTGGCGATGTCCACGTTGGCCAACACGACCAGTTCGTTGTTCAACCCTGGAGCCACTATCTCGGAGAACTACGAAGAGGGCATGTTCGGTCGCCGTCAGTTGGGCGTGGATAAGTGGCTGCAGGATCCGGTGCGTCCGACGCACACGACCGGCACGTTCACGTCGTCCACCCCGCTGGTCAATGGCGCAAGTCAGACCGGCAGCACCATTGCGACTGACGGCTGGGCGTCTGGTGCATCGTCGCTCAAAAAGGGCGACATCTTCACCATTGCTGGTGTGAACTCGGTCAACCCTCTGTCGTACTCGTCCACGGGACGTCTGCAGCAGTTTGTGGTTACGTCGGACACGTCGGATAGCAGTGGCGCAATGGCTACGCTGCCGATCAGCCCGTCCATTGTCACGTCGGGTCAGTTGCAGACGGTTGATGCCTCACCTGCGGACAATGCGGTCATTACCGTGTTGGGTGCCACGTCGGCTTCCAGCGGCACACTGGCGACCACAACCTCGCCGCAGTCATTCGTTTATCATCCCGACGCCTTTGCGTTCGTGATGGCCGACTTGATGAAGCCCGGTGCGGGTGCGGATTCCACCACGGTGCGGAGCAAGGCCTTGGGCATCTCCATCCGCATGGTGGAGCAGTATCAGATTGGCACGGATCAGAACCCGAGCCGTCTGGACATTCTGATTGGTGCGGCAACGATTCAGGCGCGTCTCGCAGCGCGGGTGTGGGGTTAAGTCATGGCATTGGTAAATACGACTCTTGGAGCCGCTGTTGCGGTGACGGACAACGTCATTACGGTGGCCTCGGCTACCTCACTGACAGCAGGGCGTCTGGTTCGCATTGATGGCGAATGGATGCAGATTAACCAGGCGTATACCGGCGGCGTCAACGTCGGTGTGTCGCGTGGGCAGCAGGGTTCGGTCACGGCGGCACACCAGAACGGTGCCAACGTAATGACTGCGCTGGCGTCGGATCTGGCGCAGGCACCAAGTCAGGTGAACGAAAGCGTCCTGTATCCGGGTCAGATGTCGGTCAGCACCACGTCGTATAGCGCCGCTGGCGCAATTGCATTTGGTCTGTCGCAGTGGACCATTGCCATTATCAACGGCACGTCGGCGTTGGCGATGACGATTGCCAACCCGACCAAAGATCAGGACGGCATCTACCTGCACATCGTGGCGAACGGCAAGGCCGCGCACACGGTGACCTACTCGGCAGGTCTGGGCAACGGCGGGGCTAGCTTCGATGTTGGCACGTTCTCTGGTTCGTTGGCGATGTCGTCGCTGTTGGTGGCGTGTAACGGTTTCTGGGTCAGTGTTGGCCCGACCAGCGCCACGGCGTTGGCGGGTTCTCCAACCTGGGCGTAACGCGCGTTGAGGGGGGCGGCATACCGCCGTCTCCCTCGTTTTCTTGAGGATCTATGGCGATCATTCACAACCCCGACAGCGAATATTCACGCGAAATGGCCCAGTGGAACACGCAGAAGCGTCATGGCGGCAAGAATGCCAATGGCTTTGAAGCGTTTCCGTCGATGCTATACAAAGCGTTTGCCCGTGATAACGGCAAGGTGATGTGTGGCGACCCGTTGGCAGCGGTGGGCGATCCCGTAGGTGAAGCGTTTGCGCGGTCGTGTCAGTTGACCGTGGGAAATGAAGAAGAGCGCGATCGCGCGTTGGCGCAGGGATGGTCGCTTGGCCCCGTCGAAGCTATTGAGAAGTACGAGCGCGACATGCGCTCCATTGCTGAAGTCACCGCGCAGCGGCACTTTGCCGATCAGCGGCTGGGTGAGTTGGCGCAAGCGGAAGCCAAGTTGGCGGATGACGCCACGCACGAACAGGTGCCGGCGGTTCCCGAGACGCCCGTGCGTCGGAAGCCGGGTCGCCCCTTGAAAGTCAGGACGTAAATGGCACAAGCCAGCGGCACGTTTAACCGGTCGGTGTTGATCACCAAGAGCGACACCGTCAATTTTGATGGCAGCACGTATGCGGCCAACGCCGCGACCAAGGCTATTCCTGCTGATGCCATTTTTGTGGGTGGCGCAGGCATTGTGGTGGCGGTGTTTGAAGATGGTTCGACGGGCGCGTTTACCGTGCTGGCCGGGACGCTGTTGCCGTTGAAGTGCATTCGCGTCAATAGCACCACCACGACCGCCACGTTGATGAACGCGCTTTATCAGGTGTAACCGTGACGGTGTCTGAATTGATCACGGCGTCGTTGCAAGACTTGCGGGTTTTGCAGGTTGGCGAAACCGTGTCGGCGAACGATGCAACGTTTGCGCTTGACCGGTTGAATGACTGGATTAACAGTCTTGCCAACGAAGGCTTGACGGTCTACGCCCAAGCCCGAACGCTGTGGACGATCTCGACGGCTGCCAGCTACACCATTGGCGTCGGTGGGGTCATCAACTGTGCGCGTCCAACCGGCCCGTTGGATATCACAAACATTGGCTTTCAGGACACCTCGGTGTCTCCGACGATTGAATATAACCTCGGGCCGGTGCTGACGGAAGACGCCTATGCGGGTATCGCGCAGAAGGCGTTAACCTCGGTCTATCCACAGGCCGCGTATTACAACCCCACCTGGACGAGTGGGCTGGGCCTGATCTACTTGTGGCCGCTCCCCACCAGCACCACGTTGCAGGGGGTCATCTACACGCCCGTGCCGGTAGCCGAGTTTGCCTCGCTTAGCACCACCATTTCGCTACCGCCGGGGTATCGTCGGTTCTTGCGGACGGGGCTGGCGAAAGAGTTGTCGAGCGCCTTTGACGCGCCTTTGACGGCAGAGCAGCAACAAGCCGCCATGGAGAGCAAGGCGGATATCAAACGCGCTAACCAGCGACTGACCGACATGTCCTCAGGCGTGTCTGGGATGCTGTTTGGTGGGGCTGGGCCGCACTACAATATCTATTCGGATAACTAAATGGCCGCGTATCCAGGTTTCGTCTACGGGTCAAACGAGAGTCAAAGCCCGTGGGCCGACATGGAGCGCACGGTCAACTGGTATCCCGAGCCCATCCAGTCTGCCGCGTCTCCGCAGTCAGCGGCCCTGTATCCTTGCCCCGGTCAGGAAGACTACGTCACGGTAGCGGATATTAACTGCCGAGCCATGTTTTCGATGGCCGGTCGCTGCTACGCCGTCATGGGGTCGCATGTCTATCAGGTGTTGGTCACCAACAGCGCGTCCATTGTGACGAGCGGCACGGTGACCAATGACCCCAACCCCGCCAGCATTGCCAGTAACGGCGATGCCGGGGGACAGTTGCTCATTGCCAGTGGTGGCAATGGCTACCTGCTGGACATTGCCACCAACACGCTCAGTGCTATTGCGTTTCTGGCTGGGAAATGCACGATGGTCGGCATGATCGACGGCTACTTCTTGGCCTTTGACTCGGCCACGTCCACGTATTACATCAGCGCCCTGAACGATGGCAGCAGTTGGTCAGCCTTGGACTACGCGCAGCGGTCTATTGCGCCCGACCCGTGGGCAGCGATGGCGGTCGATGGAAGTCGGCAGATCTGGCTCATTGGCGAACAGACGGGTGAAGTCTGGTATGACGCCGGAACGTCTCCCTTCCCGTTCCAACCCATCCCCGGCAGTGTGTTTGGCTATGGTACGGCGGCTCCCTACTCGGTCAAGCTGGCCGCAGACAAGATGATCTGGCTGTCCCAGACCGCCGATGGCGCAGGGATTGTGGTGGCGGCGACGGGCCTGGTG